ATCAGCAGGATGTCCGGCTTGCGGCCGCTGGTCATCGGCTTGCGGTTGCCGAACAGCGGCTTGATCAGCGCCGCGTCGCCGTCGTCGCCGTAGGCGATGTTCATTTCCTTCTTCGTGCGCCGGATCAGGTCGGGCATGCCAAGGTGAGCGTCCCAGCAGTCCAACAACATCACGTTGTTGCGCTTCTCGTGGTAGAACACGCCCCAGACGGTGCAGGCCGTCGGGTCAGGATCGCCGCTGCGCTTGTCCACCGTCGCCTCGGTGAAGGCGGTGTCGAGCGACAGGATGACGAGCTCGAACTCGGGCAGCGGCTTGTCGTGCGGCCACAGGCGGAAGTGGCTGCGCTTGACGATGCCCTGCTCTTCAGGATCGATGAGCTCTCCGAAAAGTTCCTGCCGGCCGAGCGTGGTCCCCTCATACTGGGCGAGCTGGTCGAAGAAGCTGTCGGGCAGGTTCGCCTTGTTGTCGTACGTCGAGCCCGTGACAATCACGCGGCCCTTCTTCTTGGCGACCAGCCGGCGCACCAGATCCTTCGGCTTGGGCGTCGTCGTCCACAGCGCTTGCGGCGCCGTGCCGAGGCGCAGGCCCATCATGGCCATGTCCCACACGTCGTCGTACACCCACGCCGCCAGCTCGTCGCACCAGAGGCGCGTGTGCTGCGGCCCGCGCAGCCGCTCGGGCTTCTCGGCCGTGAAGCCACGGATCGAGCTGACGCCGCCCGCGACGTTGTACATCTCGATCACGAGGTCGGTCTTGTTGTAATTTTTTACCAGCTCTGGTGGAATGACGGACAGCAGGCCGCTCTCGCCCTCGAAGCACGTAAATTTGACATCCTGATAGGTGGGCGCGATCACCGCGCCGTCGTAGCCGTCGGCGTCGAGGTAGGTCGCGCGGCCCAGCCACTCTGCGCCGACGCGCGTCTTGCCAAAGCCGCGCCCAGCGAGGTAGCCCATCTCCACGAACCCGCCCGGTGACACCAGCTCGGGGATCTGGTTGGCGCGGGCCGTCTGCCCCCAGTGGTGCTGCCACAGGGCGAAGGCCTGCTGCTGGACTGTCAGCGTCTGTAGGATGGCGGCGCCCGTCACTTGGTCCGGTCGGCGGCCTGCCTGAGCAGCACCTCGGTCAGCTCGCGCATGGCGTCTGGCGTGGCGCCCACGGCCTCGGTCTTGATCGCGCCGCCGTCCGGGCCGGTCAGCTCGGTCTGCTGCTTCGCGCCGTACTTCTTCGGGTTCCAGCACGCCAGCAGCTTGAGGCGCGTATCGACCTGCGCCCTGCGCCACTGGACGTGGCCCGGATCGACGCGACCCTCGACGCGCGCCGGCTCCTCGTCGATCAGGGCGAGGGCCTGCTCCGCCAGTGCGTCGCCGCCAACGTCGCGCGCCTGCGCGTACGCGACCGCCAACGCTTCGTCTGCGGCGACCCATTTGCCCCAGTTCACCGGATGGAAATCCAGCTCACGCCCGAGCGCCGCCAGCGTCTCGCCATGCGCGATGCGCGTCAGCACCTCCTCGATCAGCTCGGGCTTCTTCTTCGACGGGTACGGCATCTGCATGCTCCGCTTTATGGCAGGACTACCAGCCCCACCTAGATACGCTCGACAGGCCTCTCGTGCAAGCCTCAGAGCAGATCGAGGCCCTCCCTGCAGGCAAGGACGCCTTCAGCCTGCGCGAGGAGCGCCGGCCGGTGCTGCGTGAGCTTGAACACATCCGCACCGCTGCCGAACCGCTGCTGCGACGGGCTCCACGCCAACCAGAAGTTTCCTTTGCCCTCCACCGGATCGACAGCGCACACCTTGACCGTCTCCCATTCCGGGTTGGGTTGCTGCTTTACGAAGACGTGCCAGCCGCTCTCGTCGTCCGCGATTACGCCAATCATTGTCCACGACTCGGACGGGAAATTACCTTTGAACTTTTGCACACGCGCCTCCTATAGGAGTGCGAGTAACACAGCGCAGCACGCAGCACAACACAGCATGCTGCAGCATCAGCTTCCGAGGCTGGTCATCACATCACGGATTTCTGCAGCACAGCACAGCATCTGCTCGGTGCAGCATTTGCAGCAGTGGGGGCCACCCCTAAGGGGGTGTCTCCCCTTGCTGCTGCATAAATGCTGCATTACCCGACCTGCACCATTTGCAGCATGATGCATCTTGCTGCACCGTGCTGCTAATGCTGCATGCTGCAGGGGGGATGTAAAAAATCCCTAATGCTGCATTTTAGGTGTTGCAACGCCACGTTGGTTATGCGAGAAGAGGTCATCAGCAACGACCAACCGGAGACACCCAATGACGACCACCCCCTCGACCCACACCGGCACCTGCCAAGCCTGCGGCCGCCGTCAGGCCGTCCACATCAACACCGGCAAGATCGCCAAGCACGGCTACACCACCGACTACGGCTACTTCGCCGGCGTGTGCGGCGGCGCTGACCACCTGCCGCTGGAGCTAGACACCGCCGTCAACATCGCGGTCGTCGCCGGCATGATCGCCTTCGCCGCCGAGCAGGACGCCAAGGCCGACGGCGAGATCGACACCGTTCCGGTTGAAGTCAGCACCGGCCAGCGCGGCGCTTACGGTCGCCGCAAGAAGATCATCGTTCAGGTTGACAGCACCGAATGGGACGCCCGTCGCGACTGCTATGGCACCTTCGAACAGGCCGTAAACCGCGTCCGCTTCGGCCTGCGCCGCACTGCCGAGGTCGTCCGCGCCGACGCCGCCGTGATCGACGGCCTGCGCGACAAGGTGCACGGCCAGCCGCTGCAGGCCCGCGTCGTCGAGGCCGACATCAAGCGCGAGCAGTTCCGCACCTACCGCGAGGCCTACGCCCGCGTCGAGGCGCTGAAGGCCGCCGGCCACAAGGCCCAGAGCCGCCGGGCCTACGGTGGCTTCAACGTCACCTACCGCTGAGCAACCGGGGCCGGCCACAGTGCCGGCCCACCAACTAGGAGACGACCAATGCACACATGGCTCAAAGAGGACATCGCCAAGCAAGAGTGGCGCGCCGATCAGGCGCCCACCACCGCCGGCCCGCCGCCGGCGCTCTGCCCGACGACGCGCTCGATCAGCAGCGCCGCGTGGGCCCTGCTCCACCCCACGACCGACTGGCTGCAGTGGGGACCGCGCGAGGACGCCCGCCGGCAGGCCATCGCCGCCTGCCGCAGCATCAGCCGCATCGCCGCGCAGGTGGCGGCATGATCCGCCCCGTCCTTGATGGTGCTGTAATCGCCGTGTGGTTTTCATGCGGCGCGGCAAGCGCGGTCGCTGCCAAGCTGACGCTGGACAAATACGCCAGCACAGCGCGCATCCGCATCTTAAACAACCCTGTGGTAGAGGAGGACGCCGACAACCGCCGATTTCTCTCAGACGTTCAAGCGTGGCTTGGCGTTGAGATCGAGACGGTCGCAGCGCGGCGCTACCCGCTGCAATCTGCGCGCGATGTGTGGGAGCAGCGTTCGTTCATGAGCGGCCCGAAGGGCGCGCCCTGCACGATAGAACTGAAGAAGCGGGCGCGGCAGGATTGGGAAGCGGACAACCGCGCCGACTGGCACGTCTTGGGATTTACCGCCGACGAAAAGACGCGGCACGACAGGTTTGTCTTAACCGAGCGCAGTAACGTCTTGCCTGTGCTGATAGACAACGGCGTGACCAAAAACGATTGCTACGCCATCTTGCAGGACGCAGGCCTTACGCTGCCGCGTGTGTATCGCATGGGCTACCCCAACGCTAACTGCATCGGGTGTGTGAAGGCCACGTCGCCGACATATTGGAACCACGTTCGCCAGCAGCACCCTGACGTGTTTCAGGATCGCGCCGAACAATCGCGGCGACTGGGCGCGCGGCTGGTTCGCGTAGACAACCGCCGGGTGTTCCTTGATGAGTTAGACCCTGCGGCTAAGGGCCGGTCGATGAAAAGCATGGACATCGACTGCGGACTGTTTTGTGAGGAAAAGCCATGATCCGCCCCACGCTCAACATCAACGGCAGCAGCGCGGACGATCTGATTGATCCGCGCATCGCCGCCTACGAGGCCCTGCAGGCCGTCAAGGAGGCACTGGCGAAGGTGACGCCCCACGGGCGCGACTACCCCGGCGACACCGCCCAGTGCTTGGCAGATCGGGAGGCGCACTACGACCGCCTCGCGACCCTGCGCGCCATCGCGGCGGAGCTCATCCTTGAGGTCATCAGCATCGAGGGTCAGACCAAATGACTAGCCGCGCAGCCATCATCACCCTCAGCATCTGCGGCATCGTCCTCGGCTTGACCCTGTGGGTGTGCGCGTGGGAGGAGAAAGCCCGCCAGCGCGCCGAGGCCTACTGTCAGGACCACCAGATGGTGCTGGTGGACACACCCGCAGGCGAGCGCTGCGCCCCCCTCTGGGCACTGGAAAGGACCACGCGGTGATTCGCAAGGCAATCATCCACAACAGGCGCTTCTGGTGGCTCTATCCCGAAACGGGTCTGATGGTTCGCATATATGCGAACGACCGGCTCCGAAGCCAGATCGCCTCCACGGAGGCGCGCATGGCAAAGGCACCGCCGCGTCGCACCAACCACCCGCCCCGCCCGCCCAGCACAACACCGCTGCTGCCGTCCGACAGCCGCGACATTGGCACTCGGACGCTCAGCGAGCTGGCCTTCGACTATGGCTGGGGCTCAGTGGCGCGCTGCACGGCGGCGCTCAAGGCGCAACGCCCGACTGTCTACGAGGCTGCCCGCGCCAACGGCCGGGCGCGAGCTCGCACCAACCTGCGCCGTGCTTAGGCCGGACAGTCCTTGTCGCAGACGCAGGCCCACGACCAGTTGTGCGCCTCGACGGCCTTCACCGTCTCGGCGCTGTCGGCCTTGCTGTCATAGCCGATGGGCTTGGCTATGCGGCAGTAGTCACTGACCACCACGGGAGCGGTCGAACCGCTTACGCAGGCGCTCGTCACGCACAGGATCGGGAGTAGCCACAGCGGCTTCAGCTTTCTCAACACGGACCTCGACCTCCTTGATGGCGTCCAGCGCGGCATCCTTGCGTCCCTGCTCGATGAGCGCCCGCTCTCTCCACCACGTCAGTATGGTGGAGATCACGCTCAGCAGGGACGCGAGGAGCTTCACTTCCTCTCGGTCATCACGACAGCGGCAAGGCTGGCCACGGCCATGATCACCGCAGAGATGGCCTGATAGAGCGGCTCGGCGATGCCGACAGCGGCAGCCAGACCGGCGAGACCCGCGTAGGTGCTTGGCTCACCCAAGCGCTTCAGAACGAAATCAACCATAGTCAGTCCTCCTAGTGAAACTCAACCCTCACTCAAAGTGTCAGCGGCCGGGGCAGCAGCCCACGGCGCCTGCAGCGGCCACGCCACGCCCTTCGGCCAGCGCAGGGCGATGAGGCGATTGCGGTCAAACCGGCGCAGGCTGACGGTGTCGCTTTGGTTACCCCCGATGATGTTGAGCGAGCCGTCCTTGCGGTTGACGCTGTCCACGAAACCGACGTGGCCGCCACCGTCGCGGCTGAACACGGCGATTGCGCCCAGCGGCGGCCGCGTGGCGATAATCGACAGACCCTCGCCCCACGACGCCCACGCCTTCGCGCGGATGGAGATCGGCGGTGGCTGCAGGCCGGCCTGCGTGACGCAGTGCGCCGCAAATAGCCCGCACCACGGCACGCTGTCGGCGCCATAGGTGATGCCCAGCACACGCGCACCGAGGCGATTGCCCCAGCTCATGATCACCGGATTGTCGCCGGCGCCGGGCACCTCACGGGTGCCGATCAGGCGGTGCGCTTCAGTCAGCCATTTCATCGCCCGCCTCCTTGCTCCGCCTCAGTGCGTCATCATACTCCTTTTCGCGTCGGGCGACAATCGCGGCAAACTGGCTGAAAACGCGCTCGACGGCGCGATCCAACTCTACGTCCCGCGCCTCTATCGCGGAACGCCAGTCATTAAGGGCCTGCTGCACTGACTTCACGGCGTAGTCTCCTGCTCGGCTAGATATTCAGCGTG